AGACAAGGAGAACGAATATGATAACAGGTAAAAAACAAAGGTGGTCGTGGTCGAGGTCGAGGTCTTATTAAACCAAAAACAAAATATTTGATGGGAGGGGAAATAATGAAGATATTACTAATCTCGCCGCCAGACAGCGATAAATGGTTAATGAAGAACGCCAGATGTGATTTTTCTTCTTGGAGTGGATGTTCTTGGTGGCCGCTGATCCTCGGCCAGCTGGGAGCTTTTCTGGAGACGGCGGTCAAGGATGAGATCAAGCTGGTGGATGCTCAGGCGGCTGGGCTATCTGACGAGGACACAAGGAAGATCATTGCGGAGTATGATCCTGACAGGTCGGTGGTTCTGACATCTCGGAGCAGTCTGGCAGGGGATATCACTTGGACGATGTATCTCAGGGACAGGAAAGAAGGGGCGAGATCCTGCATGATCAGTCCGTTTATATTCAATCCTCAGAGCAGGCATATGGCCGAGAAGATGGACATTGACTTTGTGGCTGGCGAGCCTGAGAAAGGGATCCTCGCGTGGCTGGCAGGGGCGAAAGGCTGGATCAAGCCAGAGGCTTTGACTCAGGAAGAGCTGCGGCAGAGCGGCTGGGCATCGAAGTTCATGGCAAAGAACTGCGGATATGATGCATATATGGCTCCATCGGAGCCTTGGCCGTTCATTGATATCATGACAGGTCGGGGATGCAGCTGGGGCAAATGCACTTTCTGTCTCTGGCCGAAAACATACAGGCAGAAGTATATCACAAGGGACATCGAGGATGTCATGGACGAGATCGCTTGGATCGAGCAGACAAAGATCTTCAAGGGGATCATGGTCGAGGATGACAATCTGCCGAGCTGGAGAGCTTTGGAGTTCGCTATGGCCAAGCAGAAGAGGGGACTCAAGATCCCTTGGAGCTGTTTGACGAGAGCGGAACTGCCTGAAGAGACTCTCAGGGAGATGAAAGCCTCAGGGCTGCTCAATCTCCATGTGGGTTATGAGTCGGGATCGAACAAGACTCTGGAGAAGATCAACAAAGGTCTCACAAAAGAGCAGATGACGGACTGGACGAAGATGGCCAAGAGGTTGGGCTGTAAAGTGCATGGGGACTTCATCGTGGGGATAGATGAGACAGAGGCGGAGATCCATGAGACGATAGAGTGGGCATGCCAGCTCAGGCCAGCAACAGCACAGTTCCAGATCTATATCCCGTATCTGGGAGACAAGAGGTTCCACGATCCTGAACATCTGAAAGGGCTGTCCCAGCTGGCATATAAGAGGTTCTATGGAGATCCTCGGAACTGGAAGGCTGTCCTCAAGCAGTTCGGTAAACCGCGAGTGATCGGCAGATCCCTTGCAAAAGTGATGGGAGGAGGGGCATGATATATTATCTTGCAATTATAGGGCTTGTGTTCGGGATGTATCTGCGGATCCTGCCGTATGATTATATTATAGACGATCAGCTGGTTCCGAAGGGGAAGGGTCGGAACTGGCTGGAAACTTTCTGGCTCCAGCTCACAGCTCGGAAGTATAGCAATAAATATGTGGAACATCTCCAGCGGATCGCTCTTCATGCGATAGTCTGCTGCCTGATATATTATGCTTTCGGGCAGGATGAGATGTCTTTCATGGCGGCTCTCATGTTCGCGGTCAATCCTGTGAACAATAACGGAGTCGCGTGGATGAACGGGGTCGGGTATGCCATGAGTGCGATCTGTGTTCTNNNTGGTGGCACATGACAGCTTTCCCAGCTCCGCTCTTGTTCTTGGCAGGGTTCTGTATCAGATCCCATGCGAGTCCTTGGTGGAGTCTTTTGATCATCCTGTATGTGGCCATCGCGATCCTTGCAAAAGGCAAGGTTCCTTTCGGGAAGGTTCAGGAGAACGCGACAATGAAGTATCGCTGGGCGGAAGTGATCCCAGCGTTTAAGTCGATCGGGCTGGGGAAGATAGTCTTTACTGTTAAATCGTATGCATATTATCACTGGCTCACGCTCCTGCCGCGAAGGCTCGGACTATATCATACCTTTGGATATGCCTATAACCTGACAAAGAAAGATACGGATCATTGGAGCATTATGAGTCCGCTGTTCTTTCTGGGGATCCTGACGATCGCTGGGCATGGCTGGGCGATCTGGTATTTTTGGGGAACGCCGCTGGCTTTCGGCCTGATCTGGTTCGATCTCTTCATCGCTCAATGGAGCAATCTTGTCCAGCTGCATCAGACGATCTCGGAGCGATATTGCTATCTGCCAGCAGTCGGCCTGATGATCGCTCTGGCATACGCGATCCATATGTATCTGCCTTTCGAGATCGCGAGGATCGTGTCTTATTGCATTGTAACGGCTTATGCGGTAAAGTTGATGATGTATTTGCCAGCATACAAGGACATGGAAAAGTATGTTGACAAGAATCTCCAAGAGTTCCCTGATCAGTTCGCGGCATGGAATTGGGCTGGGATCCTGCACAGGGAGAAAGGTCGGGTCTTTTCGGCGATGTATCATTGGGCGATCGGTCTCAGGCACAATCCGACATCGTTCAGGCTGAACTTCAACATGGGAATGGCCTTCAGGGATCTCGGATATCTCGATCAGGCTCAACTGTATATGGACAGAGCGGAGCAGGGACTTCCGCCAGAGCTGCTCGAAAAACACAAGAAGGTCATCGATGAAGAGAAAGCAAAGATCAAGCTGATGCAGGATAAAGTTGTCAAGCAAAGAATGGATGTTCCTTCTGACTGGACAAAGGGAGGCGGCAATGACAAAAGAATTGTGGATCCGTTTGGAAAAAATAAGAGCAAAGGAGGGATCATTCTCCCTTGACGATATCGAATTGATCTCCCAGCTATACGAGGAAAACTTCAAGCGGCTCCGACAGCATATCAAACTTGAGAACGAACTCAATCGTGTTTCAAAAATTATCAGGAGGGCAACGCGGCATGAAAAGATCAGGGTTCGGTTCCAGACAGTGGAGCAGCGGCGGAAAGACATCCAAGTTCGGAAGTCAGAGCCAGACATGTAGTCTCGGCCACAAGCATAACTCGGTCGGCGAGGCTCAATATTGTCATAAGCTCCTGATCATGCAACGCGGTGGACTCTTCAAGTCGTTCCAGTATGAAGTCAATTTCAGGCTGGTGGTCAATGGTAAGTTCATATGCAGCCATCGGCCTGACTTCCTCATCGACAATCATGACGGGTCTCAAGAGGTTCACGAATACAAAGGATATGAGACAAGAGACTGGCTGATAAAGAAGAATCTCTTTGAGGCTCTTTTCCCCGACATTCCCTATTTTGTCAAAACAAAAAAAGATCTGCTTTGATTATTTTGCAAATTATTCTTTCATGGTATATACTTGAGGCATGAAAGTCTCCGTTATCGTGCCAGTTTATAATGAAGAGGAAAGGCTCGTCAAGTGCCTCAGGCGGCTTGTTGTGGCTAAGCTCGGAGACTTTGAGATCGTGGCGGTCGATGACGGATCCACAGACAGGACTCCTCGCATGCTCCAGATCCTCGCTGACGAGTCGCATGGCAGGATCAGGCTGGTCAAGCATGAGAAGAACGGCGGCAAAGGGATGGCTATCAGGTCGGGGATCCAAGCTGCAACTGGCCAGATCATCGCGATCTTTGATGCTGACTTTGAATATGATCCCAAGGATCTCAACAGGGCTGTCTCTCTGGTAAGGTCTCAGGTCTTTTGTGTATGCTACGGGTCAAGGTTCCTCAAACGCGGCAACAAGTTCCTTTTCTTATCCTATTGGGCAAACAGGATCCTCTCTCTGCTCACTTCTCTGATACTCAGGCATTGGATCTCCGACATGGAGACGGCCATCAAGGTGGTCAGGGCGGATGTTCTCAAGTCAATCGATCTCAAGGAAAACAGGTTCGGCATTGAGCCTGAGATCACTTGCAAGCTCAGGAAGGCTGGCTATTATATCGGGGAAGTCCCTGTCTCTTATAACGCGAGAACGGCGGAGCAAGGCAAGAAGATCAAGGCAAGGGACTTCTTCGCGGCTCTGGCCTGTCTCTACAAATACGGAGTGAACAATGGCTGAAGATAAACTCACACCTAAGCAAGAGGCTTTCATTCGAGAGTATATCAAGAACGGCGGCAACGCGACACAGGCGGCCAAGAAAGTCTATAACTGCAAGAATGAAGGATCCGCCAGAGTGATCGGCTGGGAGAACTTAACTAAACTTAATACTCAGGATCTCAGGAAAAAGCTCATGGAGGCTCATGGTCTCACTGACGGCAAGATCTTCTCTAAGCTGATCGAACAGATGGATGCCTGCAAGGTCATCTCCGCGAACATCTACATGAAGAAAGGCGAGGATCCTGAAGAAGAGATGAAAGAGGCTGGCGGCTGCACAAAAGACTTCATCGATGTCCCCGACAATCAAGCACAGCTCAAGGCGGTCGAGATCGCTGCGAAGATCAAGGGCATGTTCAATCAGGTGGACGATGAAGAGCAGACTGTCCCTGTCAAGCTGGTGTTCGAGGTTCCCAAGGACTGGAGGCCTAAGAAGGCATGAAGTATCTGAACATCAAGAGGTTCAGGCTGGAGCCTTTCCAAGCGGATTTTGCATACTCACAGAGTCCTTTTCCTGCATACATCGGCGGCTGGGGAACTGGCAAGACTCTCTGCCTGATCGCTCGATCTCTCATATACTCCGAACTGATCCCGAACAATCTGGGGTTCATCATCCGCCGCGAGTTCACTGATCTGCAAGACTCCACGATCCGAGACTTTGAGAATTACACTGGCATGAAGGTCAACAGCAAGAGAGAAGTGGCCTTCCCGAATGGCTCAGTGATCTGTTTCAGGCACTTTGAAGAGCTGGTGCAGGCTGGAGCTAAGGGACACAAGAATCTCCAGAATGTCAATCTGGGCTGGGCTGCGATCGAACAGGCCGAGGAACTTGAGACAGACAGGGCTTTCTGGCTGCTGTTCGGAAGGCTCAGGCGAGCATTGACGGCCTCAGAGGACTTTGACAAGACAGGGCTGCCGCTGCGATCGATCTTCCTGATCGGGAATGTGGCTGGGGACAACTGGATCAAGCGGTTCTGGAAGTCTGGCCAGATCGACAGATCTGAACTGAAAGGCAAGTTCCAGCTCATTGAGGCACAGACTCACGACAACGCTCATAACCTGCCAGAAGAGTTCCTCGCGAACTTGGAGATCCTCAAAGAGAAAAAGCCTGAGATGTATCAGAGATATGTAATGAATGACTGGTCGGCCGAGGTTGATGCTGCGGTGTTCAGGGGACTGGATGAGATCAAAGGCGGAGGCCTGTTCCAGCTGCCAGATCCTGAGACTCAGGACTTCAATGTCGTGGCTGTGATCAACACGCGGACAAAGAACTTTGACTATATTGCCAGATGGAACAAGACAAGCTGGGGCATAACAAAAGAACGGATCAAGAAGATCGCGGCGAAGTTCAGGAACGGCCATTGCTTTGTTGATGCGACTGGAGTCGGGGATCCCATAGTCGAGGATCTCCAAAGGGCTGGGATCAGTATATACTGCGAGAAGGACAAGGAACATTCAGGGATCAAGCTGAACAACACAAACAAGATGCAGATGATCGAGCGGTATGCGGTGGCGATCCAAGAGAAGATGATCTCATGGCCTGATCCTGAAGATCTGCCAGAGAAAGAGGCGGAACTCATGCGGACATGGATCCAAGAGCATAAGCTGTTCAAGGCCGAGCTGACAGCAACAAGGAAGATCCGATACGCTGCTCCAGATGGCGAGCATGATGACTGTGTAATGGCAGGCATGCTGGCGGTCTGGGGACTGTTCTCAGAGCTGTATGATGTATATCATGGCGTGAACGCGGATCTGACAAGACAACGGATCAGGAACGCGGAAGAAGGCGAAGAGGTCGAGATAATGGAAGAAGGAGCCAGAATCTTGGAATAGTTAACCACAGCTTATCCACAGCTTATCCACAGGCACAGTCTAACAGAACATCATCTTTTCAATTTTATCCAGAGCTATATCTCCATAACTTAAGCAAACAAAACAAGTTATCACAAGCTCAGGAATTACTCATGATTTAATCAGGAGTTGCTCATGATTTAATCAGGACACAAGTATAAGTTTAAGTATAAGCTCTTCTCTAAAGAGAAGAGAAGAGAGGGAGCAAGCTCCCCGTCCGCTCGCCTTTGCTTTTTCAAAAGATTTTTTTTGACAGTTTACTATTCGGGATATATACTTTAGCCAACAGGGAGGGACATATGTTTGGAAAGTGCGGCAAGTGCGAGGCTCTCAAAGAACATAACGCGTATTTGAAAAAGATCATTGACTCACTGCTCCAGCATGTCGGAGCGGATAAGGTTCTGGGAGACAGCTCTCTCGCGGAACAGATCCCAGCGGTCTTGGAAGATGAACAGGGATCAGAAGATCCTTCAACGACATTCGGAGAATAGGAGGCCACATGCCAAAAAGAAAATATGTCTCACTTGAAAAGCTCGAAAAAGATCTATCCGCTGCAATGCCTGAAGATATCACATCAAAAAAATCCCGAAAAGTATATCCATGTTTTTATCTCGATAACACAAGAGTCGCGATCCCAGACGAAAAGCTCGGCAAAGAGATCGAGGCCGAAGTCAAGCTGTATATAGTTTCCAAGAGGATCAAAGACAGAGAGAACGAGAAAGGTTTTGATTACGAGTTCGAGGTTAGAGCCATGAGATTCCCTGAAGGCCAGAAAGACGAGCGGCATTTACAGCAGAGACTTGAAGATGAGCTGAAGTCCGCAAAGGAGAAATAATGGCAGGCATTGAGCAGACGATCAGGAACGCCATGAAAGAGACGGCCACAAAGCCGCGAGAAGATCGGCCAGACAGAGAATCTTCCGCGAGTCCCACAATCTCCGCCAGCAAGACTATCTCCGAGATTATATCAGAGATGGAAGATATTAAGCAGAACAGATCGGCCTTTGAGAGACAATGGCTGATCAATCTGGCTTTCCTGTTCGGCAGACAGTATTTCACGATCCAGCAGAAAGCGATGTCCAGTCTGGATGAGCGGATATATTGGGAACTCAAGAACATGGAACGGAAAAAGAAAACGCGGCGAGTCTCGAACTTCATCCTGCCGCTGTTCAGATCCCTTCTGTCCCGTATGCTGATGATGAAGTCAACGATCACTGTCGAGGCAACAACGAACTCCGAGCGAGATCGGAACGCCGCGAAGGTCTCCAACGAGATCTGCGAAGATTTCTGGCAGTCGGTCAACAAGAACAATCCTCTTCTGGTGCAGGACTCCAGTGGCATGATGCTGATCCTGAAACAGTTATTCACTTATGTGCTGGCGATCGGGAACGGGTATCTGCATCCTTTCTTCAATCCGCATACGCGGACGAAAGTCTTTTTGAACAATAAGATCATCCCTGATGCCGAGGCTGGCGAAGTCGAGACTGAAGTGATCCATGCTTTTGACATGTTCTGGGATCCGCTCAAGAGGTTCGCGATCAGGCAGAGGATCATGGACATTGACTGGATCAAAGAGAAATACGGCAAGAAGGTTCTGCCTGAAAAGCTAAGCATGGAAGATTATGCATCCAAGCTGATCAATATGATGGAAGGGAACTATGATCCGAAGATCGAACACGCGGCCAAGGTATATGAGAAATGGATCTTCCCTTGCAAAAAATATCCCAAAGGCAGGCTGCAAGTCATAACGAAAAGCGAACTGCTCAAGGATATCGATATGCCGAGCGAATACAATGGCAAGATCCCCTTTGTCAAGTTTGACTATATGGACATGGTGCTGGGGATCGTTCCGTATTCTCAGGGGATGATCGAGCCGCTGATAAGCCTTCAGGAAGAATACAATTTCACGATCACAAGGCTGGCAGGGTATAAGAAATGGATGGCTGGCAAGGTTATGATCCCAAGGAAAAGCAAGATCTCCTCGAAGTGGGATGACGAGATCGGGCAGCTGTTGTTCTACAATTCAGGGTTCGGGACTCCGCAATACCAGAATCCGCCAACTCCGCCAGCGTTTCTCGGAGAAGAGCTGAAGAGGATCCGCACAGACATGGAAGATATCTCTGGGGTTCATGATACATCGATGGGCAAGCTGCCGACAGGAGTTACCAGCGGCAAAGCGATCGAGTATCTGCAAGAGCTGGACTCAAGCCAGATGGCTCCGACACTGATCACGATGGAACAAAAGCTCTCATATTTCATGGAGATGGTCATTGAGATCATGGAGAATAAATATAGCGAGGCGAGGTTCATTGAGATCACAGGCGATATGTATGGACAGGAAGTCAAGGCTTTCAAGGGATCCGATATGTCAGGGAACAGGCGGATCTCTATCAAGCTGGGGACAAGCCTGCCGCACAACAAACAGGCCAGACAGGATTTCATTATGGAACTGGAGAAGAGAGGATATATCTCCAAAGACAAGGCCAAGGAACTGCTGGAGTTCGGGGACATCGAAGGAATATATCACAGCTTGGACGAGACTCTCCAGAAAGAGGAGATCGAGCGGATGATCAAAGACGGGTATGAAGTCATGGTCGAGCCTTGGGAAGATCACGCGGTGCATCTCAAAGTCCTGACAGACTTCATGAAAACAAAAGACTTTTTTGAACTGAGCGAAGAGATCAAGCAGAAGTTCAAGGATCATATGAGGCAGCATCAGGAAATGTTGCTAAACGAGGCACAGGCCGCATCCGCAGGAGAACAGGGAGGCGGACAGCCGCCAGCTCCAGCGATGCCGCCGATGCCAGCTGGTGGAGGTATGCCGATATGAAAGTAGAAGGCGAGACGATCCAGATGTTCAAGACGAAAAAGAAGAGGGATCCTTTCGATAAGGTGGCCAGAGCGTATAAAGCAAGCAAGGATCCCGACAAGAGAATGAAGAACAACGCGTTTCAGGATGCAGTTGATAAGATGGGATGAAGTCGAAGAGACTGCCTGATCAAGCGAGTCGCAATCAGGCCAAAACAAGGAGGAAGTTATGGATCCAAGAGAAGAGATGAAAGATCAGAATCTTGAGGCACAGGAAGAGCTTGAAAAGGAGCTTGGTCTGAGCAATGAGGAAGAACGCGAGGAAGGCTCCGAGAAAGAGGAGGAGAAGGGCGATGAAGGGAAGAAAGAAGAGAAGGGAGCAGCAGAGCAAGGGGACAAGGGGGAAGAAGGAAAGGACGAACTCCCCGAAAAAAAAGAGGATCTGATCGATGACAAGGAATATGATCTGGGAGACATGGGCAAGTTCAAAGGATCCGAGCTGAAGGATCTCTTGGATAAAGGCAAGGACTACACGAAAAAGACTCAGGAACTTTCGGAGAAGGAAAGCAAGGTCAAAGAGTTACAGAATTGGGCGAATGTGGTCAAGGGCGATAAGCGAGCCATAGATGTCCTGATCAAGTTCTCCGAGAAGTTGATGGATGATAAAGGCAAATATAACGGCGAGCTGCTGGAGCGTATGCAGGCGGCTCTTGATGATAAAGTGGAACAGTCAAAAGAAGGTCTTGATGCTCGCAAAGTCGAGCTTGAGAAAGAGCTGGAGGAACTCGATCCTGACTCTCCGATGTATAAGATCGTCAAAGGTAGCCTCGATCAGATCAAGCAACTCAAAACGAGACTTGACACTGCCGAGGCTCAGGCGAAGGAGGCTCAAGATAAGAGGGTTGAACAGGAATATCAGAATCAGGTCAAACATGCCCAGCAAGTCTATCGCACGACACTGGACGGGTTGACGGATCCTGAGAAAGAGGACAGCCTGAAGTTCGAGGACGAATCTGGCAAAAAGATCTGGCAATCTCTTGTTTCCTCATACATGAAGGATAATCCGAAGGAATACAAGGATGAAGAGGACTTTGTCAATACTCTCACAGATGTCGGCAAGGCTTGTCATAAGACGATCAGTCAGTTCTCCGAGGCGGTTGTCGCGAAGTATCTGAAGTCGAAAGGCAAGACGGACGAAGGGTCGGGAGAGGAGAAGGCGAAGGCCGCGAACAAGGGATCCGAGTCTGTGGTGGTCGAAGGTGGCCAAGATGCACTGGAGGCAGCAGTCGCTGGAGCTTTAAGAGAGATGAGTGGATAAACATTGGACTATTAACACAACAAAAAAGGTAGGTGCATGATGAGTCTTACAATATCAAACATCAGTGCAATCCTGAAAAAGATAATAGTCCCGACAATACAGGATCAGCTCCCCAAGGAGAATGTCCTGTTCAACAAGATCAAAAAGAATGTCGGGGTCAGGGTTGCCAACAATCAGATCTATGTCGCTGCGAGATCTGGCCGCCACAGCGGTATCTATTCGGCAGCGGAAGGCTCGGAGCCTTTTACGGGGAAAGCGAAATACCAGCAGCCCTATACGGACATGAAGTATCTGTTCGGGACTCTGGAGCTTACCGATCAGGCGATCGAGGCAACGAAAGGCGGCGATGTCAAGGCGATAGCCTCGATATTGTCAACGGAAATAACCGCTCTCAAAGATGACATGAAAGCGGATCTCAACAGGATCCTGAACGGGGACGGGAGTGGAAAGCTTTGTCTCACGAATGGAACTGGTTCGGCCGACACAGCTCTCTTGATAGATGGCAATCCTGCTGGTCTTGCAGCGAACTTCTATCTTGCAGAGGGTATGCAGATCCAGTTCGGGACGGGTTCGACAGTTGAGATCTCCGCTCTTGTGGGATCAACGGGCGTAACTCTGGCATCGGCATCGACATGGTCAAACGATGAAACGATAACAAAGGCCTATGACGATGAGCCGATGGGGATAGCTGGTATCATAGACGATGGAGACAATGTCGCTACGATCCAGAATCTGGCCAGATCAACGAACAGCTGGTGCAATTCCGCGACATACGATACCGCGACAACTCTGACGGAGGCGAACATGATCGATGTTTATCTCCAGACGAAACAGTATGGCGGAGCCAAAGTCATAACGATGGGCAAAACGCTCTTCGCGAAATACGGGGCATTGCTGACTTCCCTGAAAAAGACAAGAGATCTGAAAGAGATACTCTCTGGCGGATGGAAAGGTCTTGAGTTCATGGGCGGCGATGTCGGTGTTATGCTCGACTTCGATTGCTGGGACGGGTATGTCCAGATGATCGACTTCGATGCTCTCACGCTCGCGGAGATGTCTGAGCCTTTCGCATGGCTTGAGGCGGATGCATACGGCGGAATACTGAAGAGATCTTCCGACAACAGAACGATCTGGGAAGGCACTCTGAAGTATTACTTTAACCTTGTTGGCTTGAAGTTCAAGTCCTCAGGGCGTATGAGCGGTCAGAACGCCTAAAGATACGGGGAGGAGATCTTCGGGTCTCCTCCCCATCTCTAACAGGGGAAGGAAGAGATGGAAACGGCTGGGATAAAGAAGAAAGCAGACAATCGCAATTTGACAGATCCGCATTATGCTTTTGGACATTACATCAACGATGCCTGTATCAAGCGAGGCGAAGAGCTGGTCAAAGAGGTTGTCGAAGAGAGAAAGAAGAAAGCGGAATCGGTAAAGAAGGAGATCTACCAGCAATCGAAAGAGGCCGCAACTTATCTTGCTGGGAAAGCAAGGGGAAGAATAACACTGACAGGCGGAGTGAGATATAGTTGTTTCACATGCCAGTATAGAGGGAAAGGACTAAAAGACGAACATGGTCAGAGTTTATGCGGTTTTAAGTGTAATAACGGAGAATATTACAATCCAATAGGGGAGGAAAGCGATGATCAAGAACATAAGCAATGAGCCAGTAACTTTGAGATGGGACGGCCGCGAGAGAGTTCTCCAGCCGAAAGAACAGATGGACATCAGGGACTTCAATGTTCCGCAGGATCTTGTTCTTTTGACTGAGGCGAAAGTCGGATCCAAACATTCGGGCAAGGTGGAGATCGTTCACGGAAACAGCAGGACGAGTTCGAGAAGAAAGAAAAAGAACTGGCCGAGCGTGAGGCCAAGATCGCAGAAAAAGAGAAGGCCAGCAAGGCCAAGAAGTAACGATCAACAGCAGGAGAGGGCTGGACTACGGATCCAGTTTCCTCTCCTGCAAGCTGGGAGGCACACATGCTGATCTCAGAAATACGGGACGAGATTATACAGGAAGTCGGCGGAGACACAGCAGACACAGCTCTGCAAGCTCTGATCCTGACTTTTATCAAGGGAGCCTTGAGAATCCTGCCAGCAAAGGCAAGGACGAGGATCCTTGTCGGGGTTGAGTCAATGACTCTCTCTTCAGGCGGCAATTCAGTTGCAGCTCCTTCAGGTTTTATTCGAGAGGTTTCCGCTCAGTCTGTCTGGCGAGTTGATAGCGGCAAACGGGAAACGATCTTGAGATACCAGCGAGACAATTTTCAGGAGATCTACACGACAGAGACAATCGGATCTCCTCAGTATTTCCGCGTATATGCAAAGACATTCGAGTTTAACCGCAAAGCGGATCAGGATTATACGATATATGTGGAATGTTTCAAAGAGATCTCCAGCATAATCGCTGGGGACACTTTTGTCGGGAACGACACAGAGATGGCGGCGGTCAAGGAACTGACTAAGAAGATATACTTTTTTGATTATGAAGAGGACAAAGCCAGAGGCGAGACGGCAATGGCGATCGCGAGCGATCTATTGTCCGAGATCGATGCCGATTATATGGAAGAAGAGCTTGGCACTCATGTGGAGGAATCATGAGCAATCCGAACAGGCGGTTTGTTGTAAGGCTGGAAAAGCAGGATAAAGACAAGAAGAAGTCTGTCTGGAAGGTTATCTGGGGCAGACAGGCCAGAGATCTTGACGGCAATAGGATCTGGGTTGACGATACAACGGATCTTTATACTTTGGTGGACCTGGAAGGCCAGATCGAGTCTTTGAAAGAAAAAGGCAAGCTGATCCAGATGATCATTACCGAAATAAAAAAGGCGGAGCAGAATGGGCAAAACATTCAACGATGAACGATTTGAGTTCTATTGCACAGCTCTGGGGTTGCCATATAACACGAACAAGACGAGCGATGATCTGGAATATGAATGGCTCGCCGCTCAGGTGGATAAATATACAACGCTGACGGGATCCGAGACGAACAGGGATCTCTGGCATCTTTTTCTTGAGGCGATAGGTTACGGCTCCAGCTATGGCACGATACAGGACAGACAGATGGCTTGGCTGGAAGGCGATTTTGGATATACGACAGGAACATGGAACGACAGGATGCATCGATATTATACCGAATGGGAAGTCGAGGGCTGGCTCCTGACGGATGTCGAGGCTAATCAGTTCAAAGATGTGGACGGCAACTTCATACTGGTGCTGGCTACTTCATAAAGGAGGCAAGTCATGTCAAACAAAATATTCCCCACAGACACAGTTGTCAAGACAACGCTGGTGGCCGCAGATCAGTTTCTGCTGGCGGACAGTGCCGACAGTAACAAAGTAAAAGACTGCACAGGCACGATCCTGAACAGCCTGATCCGAGGACTCGGCGGAAATGTAACTCTCCTGACAACTGAGTGGGTCGGGTTAGGAGCCGCCAAAGGCAGGGTTGCTTTCACAGATGCCACAGTGGATCTTGTCTCTGTTCTTGGTGCGGCCGTTAAGATCGGAGACGGGACTCCGACACAGGCTCAGGCCGCTGACGATCTCTATGTGGAAGGCAAGCTGGAAGTGGACGGGGCGATATACAGCGATGGCGGCATAATTGTTGCCGCTGGCCAGACGATCACTGACGGGGTTTTCTCCGCAACTTCAGGCGTGTTCACAGGCGTTGTCTCAATAACAGACGGGACGGCAAGCTGGGCATCCAGCAGCCTTTCCGCGTTCACTTCGATCTCAGGAACTACGATCACTGACGGCGTGGCAAGTCTTTCGGCAGGAGCGATGAGCGGCTTGACTTCCCTGACATCTGCTGAGCTTGTTGTTGGCGATGACGCTACGATAGGCGGAGAAACTGTCATAGGTGGTAACGCTCGATTCAGGTCAAATGCAGCACAACAAAAATATCAGCATAGCATTGTGGATAAAAGTTATGTGGACAGCTTGGATAACCCAGAGGTGCTTAATGGAATGCTCACCCAT